GATGCCGTGGGTCAAGTAGAGATTGACAAGAACATCTCAGAAACGCTGACAAGGCAAGTGTCTGTTCAAACAACGCTACAGAAGGTAGCAGGCAACGAAGGTGAGGTTTAATATGGCTAAACAAGGAGCACCGGTTGGGAACAAGAACGCTGCCGGTGGTAGAGGTGGCGCGAGGTTAGGCGCGGTAGGTACGTTAGTTCCCTTTGGTAGTCTTGGCACCGGTCTTTATTTAGGCGCGCATGGGGATTCGCGTCAAAGTAAACGCCACACCGTTTCCTCGGCTGTAGGCTCGGGTGTCTTTGGTGCGTTAGGCGGAGCCACTGCCGGTCCTTTGGGAATGTTAGTCGCAATCCCGGCAGGAGCGGCGGTAGGCGCAGCTATGGGTTATGGCGCCTCAAAGATAGGGCAGCATATTGGTAAGAAGCTTAAGAAGAAATAAATGTCAAACGCAAATACGCTAGCTTATGATAAGGTGGTTGACAGAGCCGCAATGCTACGTCTTTTTGAACAAGATGTGCATAATAAAGTTGGCTTTGCAATTGATTCACACGAAAAGGCCGTCGAGAAGCTGATAAAGGAAGGTGCTGTAAACACTCCTCGGAAGCTTGACGGTCTATTACAGAGATTGGAAGACCAAAGCATCTCTGTGTACGCGAACTTAAAGTCGCTTACCGAACGAGAGTTTGTGGGGCTATTCAAGGCTCAGATGAGCTTTGCCTACCAAACAGTAGAAGCATCCATAGGTAAGATCTGGAAACCTAAGCTCCCAGATAAGGCGGTCGCTCAAGAAGTTGTCCTTAAACGCCCTCTTTATGAGGAGATGACGCTTGCACGTGGTTGGGCTAATCTCTCTGTGCAAGAAAAGAAGCGGCTAGAGGCTGTAATACGTAGAGGTATCTCTCAGAATAAGACGCTTGATGAAATAGCGCTTGAGGTGCGTCGTGGTAACGTTCTGAACATATCGCGTAACCAGTCCAGAGCTTTGGTTACAACCGCTGTGACAAGCGTCACTAACCAGGCCGACAATGCTGTTTATGAGGCTAACAAACAAGCTCTGAAGGGTTGGCAGTACGTTTCTGTGCTGGACAGTAAAACTACACCCGTTTGCGTATTTCGTGACGGTAAAATATTTGATGTTGGCGACACTGCAATGTTACCGCCAGCACATTTTCGATGCCGTTCCAGGACAACTCCAGTATTCAAATCCTGGGAGCAAATGGCTGAATTAGAAGGTGTAAGCCAGATACGTAGACGTAATTTCGAGAAGCTTACTCCTAAACAAATCGCTTTCTACGACGGACTACTTCCTGAGCGCGAGTCTTACGATATGTGGTTGCGTAGACAGCCTCGACTGGTGCAGTTCAAACACCTTGGCAATTACAAGGCCGTCGATTTGTTCAATTCTGGAGGCTTTGAAGTCGAGCGGTTCGTAAATCCTGAGGGACGTTCCATCTCGTTGAAACAACTCAGAAGTATCTCTGAAGACTCCTACACCCTGCCTGGCGATACAGTCCGGTTTGCAAACGCCAAAGCGAAATTGGATTCTATGCGTTTGTGGGCGACGGCTCCTGAAGATTTCTTCAAAGATGCTGATCTTCGTAAGACGCTTAAAGACTACTACCTCTTGCAAGCTGGCGAATTGAACGGCACGCTGTCGCTGACAAACTACCGTGGCACATTACCTCACGTGAAGAGGGCAATGCGCAATCGTGTGCTAAGCTCGCCGCCACGAGAAGATCAACTGAAGTTCAACCCAATTACCGGTAGATACGAAGATGTACGTCTGTATCAGCCGAACGCGGCAGTCTTAAACAACAATTTGAAACTGGTCAAGGAAGCTGAGGAGCTTACCGAGCGCGACAAGGAATTCATAAATAGCTTTGTGGCCGAGCTAGACGGACGTATGAGCATGAATGAGATGGCGGTTATTGCCGACAATCTTCGAATTGTGTTCACGCGCTTTCGTAAGAATGGTGAAAGCTGGGCCAACTTCAAAGCTGTTGCTCAAAGTCAGATAAAGTTTGACGTAATGAACGTGTCTAGCGCAATTGAGACTAACATTCGTAGAGATTCTGACGTTCTCAAGCGTCTGGAGTCGATGAATTACACAGATCCTGTGCTAGGGCCTACTTCGCTACAAGACATTCACGACAACTTCATTTCATTCATCCGTGATCGCAACAAGTGGGAAGACAAGACGGCCCCGAAGATCTCGGAAGAAATGCGCTCAATATTCGATGTCGTGTTGCTCAAGAAGCATCCGATTATCTGGAATAGACTGCAGGAGAGAGACCTACAAGGTTTCTACTTGCGGTTTGTGAATCGTCTAGCATCTTCTGATGGTATTGACAGAGACCAGTTGGCAGTGCAACTAGGTAGAGACTTGTACAACTCCGCCAACTACACAGGCACGCGTAGGGATTGGTACAAGCTAGGCTTGGACATACTTGACGCTAAAAACGTAAACAAACTTTTCAAGCTTGAAACTTTTGGTGTTCAAAAACGTCGTATGAAGAGTCGTTTGAGTGGCGCTTACTTCGGTCCTTACTACGACACGCTGTCCATGAACATCAGGGTCACGGATCCTCGAATTCAGGAGTATGTGAAGCTTCAAAGAAGCGTAGAATTGGGTCTTCGTGTAAGCGTAACAGATCCTAAAAATCGTTTGGTATTCCGTAAGGGCTACAAGACGTACTTTATCGATCGCGGGCTCCTTGGTTATGAGGACACTCGCATCCCGATAACGAGTACTAGTAGCTTCAGTGACTTCCCGGAGGAATTCGTAGAAGAATCCTTAGTGGACGCCCTTAACTGGGCATCAGAGACACAATATCGAATCGATGAGGATTACTATGGCTTCATTAAAAAGCTACTCTATTTCGAAGACGATAAGGGCAAGGCTAAGTACTTCAATGATCTTAATGAGTATCGGAAGTACATTAGCGCTAGAGGAGATACGTACGAGCGCTTCAAGGCTATGGAATGGCTTGTCGGCGGCAACAAGTCTTTTAGTAATCACGCTTTTGTCGACCATCGCGGCCGTGTTTATGATCGTGGCTTGATCTCGCCACAGTCTGGTGAGACCTTCCGTCCTTTCTTAAACACAGCTCACGAGCGAAACTTCAGCGCGGATGACTTCGAGAATCTACAAGACCAAGTCGGTGCGTTTATAGGTGGTCTAAGCGATAAACTTGAAGGCCCTCACAATTCGCTTACGATTCCTGGACGTCAAGCAATTGCTAAAATGCATCGGGAAGAGCTTGTCAAGATAGGTAACCACATGATTCGTGGTAAACCTGGTGATGTGAGAGCTGTATTGGAGTCGCCGCTTGCTCAAGAAATCGATGGCGAGGACATCGGGAAGTTCTACAGATTCGCTATCGAACTGGCTAAGCTTGACACATTTCTTGGCGGTGACTACTCGCCTAGTAGTCTTCAGAGGCTCACGCAGTATAAAACAGCCCTAGCACTTGAACAAGATGCCTCCTCTTCGGGTGCTCAGATCATCGCGCTTACAACACGTAATAAGCAGCTTGCGGAGCTAAGCAATGTTGTCCCGACGAATCAAAAGCGGCGTTTGTACGACGAAATTGCCGCGTCTACTTTCGATGACCCGCGTTTCAAAACGCTAAACCTTAAGTTAGGGTTATCTGAGAAAGACTTGCGTAAAGCTGCTAAAGCTCAGAATATGGTTACATTCTACGGTGCTGGCGAACGCACTGGCATTATGAATGTTGAAGGTAAGCTTGGAAAGGTACTGTCCAAGGACGCTGGCACACTGGTTGTAACGGCTACCGACAGAGATACAGTGCTTAATGAAATATCCGCGCAAGCCGCTCGCTACGAGAAGTTTGATCCAGAAACTGCTGAAGAGTTGAAGCAGTTGAGAGCTGATATCCGAGATGTCTTCAACAAGGGTATTGATCCTGGCGACGATCTCATGGAACAACTTTGGTTCCTTCAGCCTCAAACTAAGGATCTGGTTGAAAAGATGACAAGGTCTTACGACCGAGTTGTAACGCCAGATGACTTTAAAGCCATTGCTAAAATCATGAGCGAGTATCTGTCGGTACAAGTACCGATTCTCAAAGACTTCACAAGGTACTTTGGAAGACTTGCGCAAGACTTCCTAGCAAATGCTAAACCATCAAAGTCTGCTTTCGACTGGACGGCTGTATTCAAGTTGCGTTTGAGAGGCTCTGAGGAAATAGGTGCAAAACCTCCAAGCTGGCTGCTGAAGACTTTAGGGTTGAAGTCCGGTGACCGCGTATTCAAAAGTTTGCTATCAAGATACTCTTTCTGGAAACCTGGCGGCAATCTTGAAGAACTGATTTATGGTGTACAATCTCCTGAAACACGTAAAACAGGTGTAAAGCTTTTTAAGCTTGGTATTGTAAACCCCGCCGATATTTCTTGGGAGAATTTGCGTAAGGGTAAACTTCTTGACGAAACTAAGCTGCTCGAGCTAGAGCTTTTGGAGGCTAACAAACTTCCTAAAAGCTGGACGCATGTACCCTGGGTTAACTTTGACGGCAACACAATCGAACAAAACTTTACTCAGGTCTTTGAAGAAAGGCTTGTTTACAAGAATCCTGAGGGCGAGTGGGTGAACAACATCCTACAAGTCCCCCAGAAAACTACCAGTACTTGGTGGGAAGAGCTGGCGAATAAGGAAGGTAAGTTCAACGACATCGCAGACGCTACTAAAGCGCGTACTGCCTTTGCTGTTAATGGAAACCATTCTAACGATGCTGTGATTGTGAAGAAGTTTCACCAGTGGGGTAAAGCTAACAACGTTCCTACGTCGACAATTCATGATGCCTTCTTTGCAAACGCTGCTGACATGCTTAAGGCCCGCCAGGCTCTTCGCAAAATCTATGCAGAGGTGATGTCTAAGAATGTTATCCGTATGACTCTGGATGAGATGCTAGCAAGAGGCTTACCTAAAGACTTGTATGAAAAGTATCTCGAAGAAGCAATTGAATCAGGTCTAATACCTGTGCCAGGTAAGTCAAAAATTGGCGGTAGATTAATGACTATCGAAGACATTCTAACTACGGATGATATTCTCAAACCCGTTCCGGCGGGTTTTAAGAACAATTACGGATGGTACGGAGTTGGTTGAGAACCCGTTAATTTAACCCAGAACACTGGAAACCCAGGTTCTGTCAGAATCTGAGAGCTGTGCTCCCAAAAACATTGAGTTGTACTCAAAGGAAAAAATATGCCTGGAAATAGTAATGGATCTTCCGATGACTTTGATGTCGATATTGAAGGTCTGACTGATGATCAAAAAGCTGCTGTAAAAGCTCTTGCCGGTAAGTTAGTTGAAGATAGGTTGAAGCCGATTAAAGCCAATCTCGACAAAGCTTATGGGGAGCGCGATGAGCATGCCAAGAATCTAAAGAAGCTCAAAGACGAAGCTGCTGCAAGAGAGGCTGAAAGGCTTCAAGCTGAAGGAAAAGAGTTGGAGGCTGCCAATCTGCGACTACAAGCCGCAGAGGAAGCTCGTAGTGCCGCAGAGCAGCAAGCTCAAGTGGCCGCTCAGAGGTTGATGCTTGTCGAACGCGACGGGAATGTCACCGCTGAACTTGCTAACTTCGATTTTCGTGATGCCAAAGCTTTGAGCATGGCCAAGAAATCTGTGATCGACTTGCTTGTCAAGGACGATGCAGGCACTTGGAAAAGCGCTGACGGTAAGAGTATCAAAGATGTCGTTAAAGCCTTCTGTGAAGAGCACGACTTCCTGCTCAAACCTAAAAATTCGTCTGGCTCCGGTAATACCGGTGGCTCAGGTCGTAGTTCAAACAATGACAAACCTGCTTCAGCTTTACCTCAAGCGGAACTTCTCGCAGGTATCGCTAGTGGGCAGATTCGTCGAAATAGAAATAGGTAAGTTATGCCCGCAAAACTCAATCTCGCTGGTGCCGATAATTTCGTGCTCCAGGAAGCAATTGGAACGTACGCCGATGAGGCCTACACCAATGCACGCAAGCTGACGAGCACAGGTATTGTTGCTCCGTCGAACCCTGACATCGACACCAACACTGAAACCTTCATCGGTCAGATGCGCTGGTTCAAGCCGATGAACCCCACCATCAACGTTGCTTCGCTGACTGATCCGACTGCTGGTACTCCCTCTACCTACAGCTCGGACTTTGCTCGTTACATCAAGACTGTCCGTACTTATGGCGGCACGAAGGTTAACCTGCAAAAGGTTGTTACCCAAGTCGACGGTCTGGCAAAGATCGGTCGTGATTTTGCTGAGCATCGTGCTCAAGACGAACATGACGCGCTGCTGGCAATCCTTCGCGGTGTGGCTATTTCTGAGGCTATCTATGGCGCTGCCGCTGGTTCTGGCACTGCCGGTTTGGGTGGTCAGACCTTTGTCAACGATCCGACTAGTCGTCAATTCGGCTTCTACGTGGATCTTGGCGCTAGCAAGGCTGTTGTTGATGCTACCACCACCGTTCAAGGTGCTGCTCGTGCAGAAGGCTTCCTCCGCGCCTTTGGCATGGCTTACAAGGACTACGAGCCTGAGTATGCTTACTTGGTGACCTCGCCTGAAATGATGGCTTCGTTCCGGTCTGCCAATCTGGTCGACCAAGACAAAGTCACTGATGGCAATGTCGACTTCAACACGATCTTCCAGGGTAAGTTCCGTCTGATTCAGACTCGCGCCACTCAAAGCCTCAGCACTGCTGAGCTTACCAAGATCAACACCGGCGCTGGTGTGGACATTGTTGGAACTAAGCTCTCGTTCATTGTGCTTCCTGGTGCTGTTGCCATGGAACCGCTGATGATCGATGAGGACGTGGAAATCGACCGTAATGCTGGCGCCTACAAGGGCGGCGGTACCACCACCATCTGGAATCGTTGGGGTTATGTCGGCCATCCGGCTGGTTATGACTGGGCTGGCGTTGATGCTGCTTTCCCGAGCAATGCCGACTACCAAGCGGTCATTGAAGGCGCTACTCAAAGAGCCCTTACCGCTGTCGTCAGCGGTACCTTGGCCTCTACCACAGGTGTGTGGCTGCGTAAAGCTAGTTCTGCGCTGAGCCTGGGTATCCTCCCGGTCTTCCACAGCTAAAAGTAGGTGCGAGTATGGCATTAAGTAAAGGTACTAACTCTTACGTTACAGTCGCTGAAGCTGATGCCTACTTCGCTGACAGCGTACACAACGCTACTTGGTCAGCCTTGAATGAGACTTCTAAAGCCCAGTTGTTGGTTTCTGCCACTCGGGTTATTGATGACATGGAGTTTCAAGGTGTTGCCGTCTCCGCTTCACAGTCTCTGGCCTTTCCGAGAGAGGGTGAATATCTGGACACAAAGCTGAACGTTGTTCGTGCTATGAATCCTACACCCTCAATCGTATTGCGAGCGACATACGAGCTAGCGTTTCATCTCTCTGCAAATTCTGACGTATTACAAAACGACGCCACATTCAGCAGGCTGACGGTCGGGCCTATCACAATTGAGAAGCCTGTCTCAGCTAGTGTGACTCCTAAACGAGTTCTAGATATCTTGAAACCACTATCCGCGTCTAGCGGTAATATTTGGTGGAGGGCCAACTAATGAGTTTGTCTGCACAAGTCAATAAAGCAGTAGAAGCTGCTTTCAAGGCAGCAGGCGATCTGATAAAAGCTGGCCAGCTGTTTAGAGTAACTAATGTAAATTTCAGTTTCACGACAGGGCAGGTGGCCTCACCGCTACCGGCGTCAGTACCTGTCGATGTTCTGGACGTCACCACAAAGAAAAGAGAGACTGTTGCCAACGAAGTCATAAAAAGCTTCTTGCTACGTACAGCTCAATCGCAAACGCTAACAACTCTTGATTACATAATGATCGGCATCGAAAAATGGCAGATCAGGGATGTGCAGTTCTCTAATGGCTTTACAAGCTCCGTCACAGTCATGAAGGGGTGAGTATGAGCAAATTTATGACATTAGAGCTCAATGTTTACGACTTCTTCACCAAAAGTGAATGGACGTCACACAGCATAACTGCGTTTCCGGATAATTTCAAGAGTGTAGATCTTCCGGCAGAATATGTGAAGATGGATATTTTGGCATCAGGCGACAGCGTTAACCGAGTTTCAGTTTCAGGAATTCTCAAGCTAAGTATAAACACTGAAGTCAACAAGGGTACTAGCAGGTCTACACAAATTGCAGACATTCTGACAGCGCTGCTGTCGAACAAAAGCAAAACAAGTGCAGGCTGGACTACACAGCTAAAGGGCGCAGTTTATACCCCAATAGGCTTGGACCCACAGTCTAAGTATTTCAGATCTAAGCTTGAGATTCAATTTAATCACTTTGGAGTTTCTTGATGGCTCATATCAATTCAATCGGCGCAGGTATGTTCTCCGACCTTGCGGTCGCGACACCTTCCAGTGCGCCCACCTTCGCTACCCTGGACACGGCGGCTGAATTCCAAGCGTTGTTTGCTACGGAAATCAACTCTGCGGGTGGTACTAAAGGTGCGAACACCTTTGTGCGTATCG